AGAAATCTCGTTTTACAAAACGAGTATTCCGTATGAAATCTATCCATTCCTGAGCTGATTCCACTCCTTTCCAGGAAGCTTCAGCAGCCATGATTTCTGCACTGGGCATGAGCTCCGCATCTGTGGCAGATGAAAGATCTACATCATCCATCTCCGCAATAAAACGAAGCATTTCCGTACCACGAGGATGCTCAAATCCAGGTATTACTAACCCTTCTGTTGTGGAAGCAATCCCCATAGATACTATCCACTTTACTTCATCGAGTGTCTTTCGACGTTCAGGATATTTTATCCTGTTCCACACAAGCTCTGGAACGCGCGTTATAATTATTCTTCCAGACTTATCCTTCTCGATGACTAACTTTGAATGCCATATGAAATCGCCTACATCGACTTTTGCAGTATTTGCGTTCATAAAGCTGCGATTATTAATTTTCTCAACGTTATCGGGCGTAAGCCGCGTAGAAAACCCGATTACTATATCGTCACCATTAACCAAGATGCATACGACATATCGCAATAGTCCTAAACCATCTAGTACTTTCAGGAAGTGAAGTACATTGGCTAAACTGTTTAACCAGTTGGTCGATAAATGTCCGCTTATATTAGCACCATTCCGCGTCACAGTACCCCATGGACCCATGATTGAGGCATTCAATAAGAAATCAACCTCCTGATCAACATAGGAGAATTCATTCATACCAAACCTAGCCACAGCCTCCATTAGCTGTGCAGCTAGTGTGCCATCATATCTAGTCCAATCCCATGATAACCATGAGATTACTTCACTCTCAAACTTAGCATACCACTTTCCAATCATCTCTGGCTGGGTATGGAATAATAGTATTGGTAAACCCTCTACTATCGCTTCGTCTGTACGAGTTAACGCATCACCAAACCCTTTGACTGAACGTATCCAGTCCGATGTGCTTACAGCTTCCACATCTCTAACCTTACCTTCTCCAGGTGGGCCAGGTTGGGTTCGACAAGCAGCAACTGCTGAGTAACATCCTTCCAAAGGATAACCCTTGCTTTCTTGCTCGCGATCATATTGTAATGCTTTGGGAAGGTTTTCACCTTTTGTCCCTCCAATGGGGCAAGCTCCCCATTTGTTCTTAACATTACGTACTCGCTCAGAGTTAGGATCAAACTCATACGATTCGCCGGGTCTAAAGGGATGCTCAAATCCAAGTTCAAAGAACTCTTCAATTGTAAAGAAATCAGACTGATCACAAATGTGTCTTCCTGATTTTGCCTCTAACGCTTCCCTTAATCTATCTTTATAATAAAGACTTGCAGGCCACTCTACGCGCTCATCGTAATAAACAGAGTACTTGCTCAAACCGGTCGGTAATATTACGGTTCTTGTGGATAATACTCGAAATTTCTGGTACTTCGATAAAGTCATCTTCTTACCTATACCAGGTCTCAAAATTACGTCGAGGTTATCGTGCGCAAGACCTTCGAGGTGTAACTTTATCTTCGGGGCAGGACAATCTTTGGTTGGCATGTTGATCACCAAAGCCCTATTGTCCCAACTTATCTACTAAACTAAGTAAGTAAGTCGTAACTGAAGACAAGATTATTAATAACAAATTTGTTAAAAT